TCCAGATTAGAGGCAATAGCCTTATCGACCCAGACCGCAGTCGAACGGCTGGAGCAATACAACATCAACCAAGAGGATTCGACCAACTCCAGCAACTATACGGAAAATACTTTGTCCGAGCCTCGTCAATCTCCGTTAAGACAATCCCCAATACAGCCGGCGTTACGGGAATTACAGCAATCCGCGCATGGCCAGGAGAAGGAGAACCCGACGAACCCACTATTGATTGGGTTATTGAACAAAGAGACGCCACATGGCAATTCGTCCAGCACGGAATCCACAACCGAGCCCTTAAACAGTATGCTACAACGAACGGTGTCTATGGTAGCAGTCGCGAGCAAGTCCGAACCCAACAGGAGGATTTCGCGGATTCCACGGTAGATAGTGCCACCAACTTAGCACCACCTAAACAATGGCTTTGGACAATACACTACCAAAATAGCGATTTAAACAACACTTATAATTTTAATTCTTATGTTGTTGTGACTTACTATGCTACTTTTTACGACAGAATAAACCCTGCTCGTTCTGGCGGTGTAGCAGACCCATAAACCTATATATGTATGTGTGTATGTATGTGTCTAAATATATATATAAATATATATTAACATTTCTTTATAGCGGAGGGCATATTTTTAATGTTAGCCCTCCGCATCTGCGTTTTCATCGATAACGTAAATGCCCCATCTATCCATAGACAATTGAGATTGGTCAGGATAGAAGTTTGCGAAAACTATCAAATGCGGCGAATTGAACCACAATGGTTTTCCTTGATATTTGATTGTATTCATACAACCATTTTTAATTTGTTCCATTGGTTCGTATATACTTTTATGCTCAGCCGCACGCGCTAAATCAAGAATCAAAAGTTTTTGAGTCCATCCATTAGACAGCGCGCCATCGATAATTGTAGCAGCATCACGAGTGCCCCCGAGTTGCGACAAAACTAAAACTTCGTTAGGATTTTTAGCATACAACCATCGCGCAAATGTAGATTTGCCGCAACCGCCTTTATAATCTACAAACCAATAGATTTTACGGCTACTTGGAAATTTTAATAACTCCATTATTGTAGCCTGCCAGTCTCGTAATTTAATGTCTGGCACCGATATTTCACTTTTACAAACTATATTACTTAATGCCAGTGCTCCGGGCACTTCATTAAAGGTTTTACACCGTCTAAGAATGTCATCACGGGACAGACCCAAACAGTCATCAAAGATATTAACCGAAAAATCGGTTTCCTCAATATACGGGTTTTTATCTTCCTTTTTAATATATTCGATAGCCTGAAGATAGGCTTTGCGATATGGTAAAAACCTTATGTTTGGATGTATCCCGTCTTCTGTATCAAACACTCGGCAATTTGTCGAAGTAAATTTACGCGTAAATTCCAATACTATATGAGTATGAAGATACGGTAATAACTCGCTACCTGTCTCGTGTGATATATTGACGGTTTTAGCGCCAAACTGGGTTTTAAACCACTCCGCCGAAAATTCTTTATCCCAGTGCTCTTTATACGTAAGAAGTAGGTATTTATTAGATACCCTAAAATCCTTTTTACGTTGCCCCTGGTCTGCGATTACCATCATATCGTAGTCAGCATTCGCCTTAAGGGCATCAACGCCCTTTTGTAAGCGCCTTTTAACTACATCCTCAGGTTCCACCGGAGATTCGTCAAAATCGTTCCATTGATGTTCGAAAGTTTCAGAGTCCATTTTATAGTATTATTTTATATTAAGCAAAAATACGGTTTTTAAAATCGTTGAATCTCGACCTTTTTACCGGTTAATCCAAAAATCGTAAGTGCGTGCGAAGCGATTCGCTGTACGCGTATGCTGCGGGGGCTTGGGGGCGCCGCCCCCATGTATGGGACACGCGTCCATAAAACATAAGTATTCACAATACCCATTTTTTTAAAATCGCCACCTCTCATTTTAAAAACATAAGTCTTTTTTTTTTTATGATATGAATATATTTGAATATGTGAAAATTAAATTTTATAAAATGAGAAAATGCCAATTTACAACAGACGTCGAAGAACTACAACAAGACGTTTCAAACGTCGTGCGACGACCAAAGCGCGTCGTCCCAGGCGCACCACACGGCGCACGGTCTCCATACGTAAGAAACGTGGGTATGCCAACAAACAGCGCGTTACTGTCTCTCGCTGGCCAGGCCTCATTTGGCCGGCCGTCCTCAGGACAAAACTCCGATACATCACTTATTTTGGAGAGATTACTACTACTGAACTCGCTTTTTTCCAGATTAGAGGCAATAGCCTTATCGACCCAGACCGCAGTCGAACGGCTGGAGCAATACAACATCAACCAAGAGGATTCGACCAACTCCAGCAACTATACGGAAAATACTTTGTCCGAGC